TTGTCTGTGCTAAAGTCTGGACTTTGTGAACAGTATTCAGTGATAGCCTTTTTGTATTCTGTGATGCGTTGAGCAGATGTAACACCTTCCCTGCTGTGGATAAAGCACTCTACGTCGACATCGCCATATTCCCTAGTAGGATCTTGCTCAAGGTCACGTCTGTAATAAGTGCCGCTACCCTTAGGGCTACCAATTTTAATTTCAGCATCTAGTCCATTGTTTGCTTGCCATGTGTTAAAGCTTCGTTGGAAGACTTGTAAGACATGAAGAATTTCAGCAACTGTCTTTGGTGTGATAACTGTGTTTTGTGTTTCTGTGCTTGCCCAGCCACCTTCTAGTAAGCTTTCGCTTACAGGGCCTTTTGATGCATAGTACGCACTTGGAATGTCCCACCACTCGCCTGGAAAGTATTCCACTTCTAGCATGTTAGCAGGCACAACACCAGGGACAATAATTTCATTGTCATCGCGTTGAATACCATTTGGATTGTCAGGATACTTGCCAAACTTAGCAACTAAGTCTGCCCACTTTGCCCTGAACATTGTAGCGTCTTCTTGGTCAACATGGTAGAAGCCGCCTTCGGGGTCATAAGCAAAGTATACACCAGGACCGGCATAGCCATCTTTACTTGGCACAAGGCCACGAGTCATAACTGAACGTAGACCCTTTTGTGGGTTTGGCAAATAGCTAGCATGATAAACAAACTCTCCAGGAGTAGCTTCATTTACCACGGCTTCGGTAACTTCCTGATGTGGAACGAAAGCTGGCATGTGACTCATACCATATTGTTTTGCGGCAGCATGCCTGTGGTTACCGTCAATGATCCAGCCATTGCTGTCAGCAACAATGGCACGGTTCCTAATGTCATCTTGTGTTATAGTTGACACATGGTCATGGTCTAATGTAAAGTCTCTATTGTATGGGTCACCGTCACCTGGGCCTTTTAAGTTAGCAACAGGCAACATCTTTAGTACCCACTTTGGGTAGTTTTCGACGGCATGATCTAAGTTAAATTCGGTGTGTACTTTATCAATGTAGGCCAAGACTTGGTCAGATGAAAATACTTTAAGTGCTGATTCTAAGCTTAGTTGCTTGTCAACTTTCTTTGTTTGTGCTTTGTGTAGCTTGTCTAAGTAACCTTCGTTGCGTAGGATTTTAAACGCTAAATTCTCTACACTAAATTCGCCGCCGGCATCTAAGCCTGCTCTACGCATGTTGCGGATCTTAGTTCTTAGACGCTCAATGTCTTGTGCATCGCCATCAATAGCATGTTCAATTTGTGTAATCAAATCACGTGCCTTAGCATTGACTGCTGTGTTGTTAACCTTTGGTGGATTGTACTCGGGCTTGGTAATCCACTCGTCACGCAGGATGCTGTACATACCACCGGACACTGGTGGGGTTTCTGTATCTTCTACGTATAGTTCAGCATCATGTCCGCGGATAGTAATGTCGTGTTCGTTGTTCCAAATTTCCTTCTTGGCACGATAAAATGCTTCAGCAATGTTGTCGCATTGTAAGTCCGAGTACTTGGTTACAACGTGAACGTCAAAGTCAGAAAACGATGTGTAGTTGTAGTTGGCCATTGAACCTGTTAGTACAATGTCCTCAATCTTAAAGTTAGGGATATCCAAGTAGCTTACAAAGGCACGAGCAATTTCAAGAAGCTTTAGTTGAACTTCCTGGCGAAGCTTGTTGCCTTCCCAGGCTAAAGGGGAAAGCGTCTTGTGGTAGTCTACGTTCCCGGCAATAAAATCTTGTTTATCAGTCATGGGGTATTTATTAGAAAGCTTTCAATGTACGCTCGGCTTTGTTAAACCCCCAAAACCTAGCTTTCCAATCGTTCCTGGCCATGCCTTGCAGTGGTTCCCATAGAACTTTTCTTTTTAGTAGCTCTGTAACAAACAGTTTCCAGTCTTCATTGCATACCATTTGTTCAAACTGCGCTTTGCGGTCTACGGCTTCTTCGTAGCTGTCAAAGTCTTGCTCAATGTGCATAACTTCTAGGTATTCGTTCCCGGCGTACTCTAATGCAAAGTCAAAGCCCCACTTGGGCTTTAGAAGAAGGTATTTTCGTAGATAAGGATATACTCGGCTCATGCGTTCGAGTTGTTCACGAGCACGGCCAACATAAGCACACCTTGTAATAACCATTGAGTGGTCTATGATAAACTTGCCCGGCTCAATTAAACTGAACCAGTCGTATTGTGCGGCCCTTACACCTAAACATTCAGGTATATCAATTCCTTGTGCTTTATAGTACTGCTGTTCGAGACGGTTAAGCTGAAAACCGTCGTTGTCAAAGTGACGATAATTGCAGTCAGTGAAATACCCATCATCGATGGGTACTTCTATAGTCGCCGACTTAATAAAGTTGTTGTCAGTTATGAAGAACTCCATAACTGATATTTAACTTATTTGCCGTTAATGGATTTCATTTTCTCATGCTTCTCGTGATCATCACGACATTCTGGACTACAGAATGTGAACTCAGTTGGCTCTTCGCATACAATACAAAAACCTGTGCGGATCGGGACGAACGCTTTTGCAGTAGCACGGCGTAGCTCTTCCTGAGCTTCCATTGCTTCTTGTGCGTCATCGATAATATCTGCCATTGTTACTTCCTTCTTAAAACTTATGTAATTATGCGTTAGGGTTTAATTTCTGTGATTTCGTACTCATTTTCGTCAAAATATGTTACTGAGTACTTGTTATCACCGTATGCGTATTCGTTTGTCCAGAAACGCTGATTGTTTGAGCTATCAGTTGGAGTCAGAAGTTTTAGGATAAGCATCATCTCTTCCTTCTCCTGGCCTTCTAGTGTACGCTCCTTAGGACGGATAATACCGGCACGAACCAAGAAGTTATATGCATCTTCTTGCGTACCTTCTTTGGACTTTAGCTTTCCTAGCAAGTCTTTAAGATCAGAGTCCATTAGTCAATACCCACATAAACACATCGGGACCATCAAGAATAACCATATCACTTGCATACTTTAGACGCTTGGAGCGATATTTGCCCCCAACCTTTTCCACTTCAACCATCTTAGGAGTGAAGCGAAGAACCTGGGCAATGTAAAGGCCATTGTCAGCTACTGCAACATACTGACCTTCTTTAAACTCTCGTCCCATTAGGTCGTAGTGTAGCTCAGTTGGCTTTACACTCTTAGGGGGTTTCTTTGGAGTAGTCATATTAGATACGAATGCGTGAAACTGCAAAGTTCAAGTAAGCAAAGCCAAAGCTAACTGCGGCTGACACATAATTGCCACGACTGAGTTGATCAAAGCCTTGGCCAGTTAGCAAACCAATCAAGAACCAAGTAATAGCATCTTGATTGCGAATATACCAATTGCGAAAGTTTTCCATAATGTTCCTTAGTGTTAGTAGGTACTAACTATCTACCACTTTAGTACTAGTTTGGTAGATAATCGTTTCAATGAAATAGCCCTTTTGGGGCTATTTCGCTACTGCTTAAAAAGCGTAGTAGTTGTAGGGCTTGTCCTTTTTCTTGGTAAGCACCAGACGGTCGCCATCCTCGTTCATGAATACAAACTTGCCAGCTGGGGCATCGATTTGTTTCAGATCGTCGGGGCTAAACTCTGCTTCTTGCCAAGACCAGTCTTCGTCACCATCTGCGTCGACCCCGGTAACCTTCTTCCAATCAATAGAAATGTCACCAGTTAGGGGCTGACCTTCCCACTCAGAGCTTAGGTACTTTTCTTCAAGATCAACGCCGCCAACTTGCAGGCTAACCTTGAATGTGCTGTTACCCGAGAACTCTGGCTTTGCGTTCAGCATTGCTAGAACTTCTTGTGGGCTTTCGTTGTAACGGTTCATGTCTTCAACCATTGCCTTTAGCATGTCAAAGTTGAACTGGTCAAACATTGAAGCGATGCGGCAAATGTTGTCGATGTAGTTCTTAGCCTTAAGGTTGTCTTCGCAGTATTCGCGAATGAACTCTTGGTCAAGACCCTTAAAGTCCAGCATGTAGAAGATACGACCGGGGCGGTTACGCATGTGAGTGTCCACACGCCACTTGTCGTTACAAGTTAGCAGGAACAGTTTCTTGCTTGGGAACACACCGTCGAGCAGAGTCAGAATGTGTTGCTGTGACTCTTTATCGTACACCTTTTCAAACTCATCGAAAAGCACAATGCAAGGCTGATTGATAGTTTGCATGAAAGCATTGAACTGGTCACCACACCATGGGGCATTGATAACAATAGTAGGAATGCCTTGCTCTGCGGCGTCAACGCAAACACGTTTGGTTAGCAGAGTTTTGCCTGAGCCTTTTTCACCAGTTAGCATCACACCAGTGCTGGCAGTACGGTCCATGAAAGTGCCAAGGATACGTCCAGCATGACGGGTAGTGTTGCCGTATAGCTTGCCCTTGATTTCAAAAGAATCAATTGTTTCAAGGTAAAGCTGGCCACTCATTGGGTCCTTCTTGATAACGTAGTTGCCAACGGGCAGTTTCTCGTGAAGGTCAAGAGCCTCTTTAGAAGAGACACGGAAGGTATTGCCAGATTTCAGAAAGTATGATGACATAGTAAAACTCTGATTGAATTGTTGTTACAGGACAATTATATTGCAAGTTGGGCACTTTGTCAATGCCCAACTTACTTTTATTTGCGAGCGTTTGCCCGAACTTGTTCGAATGTGTATTCGGTTACAAGCTTGCCATCGCGGAAGACTTCTACAAGAGCAGGAGTCCAACCACCGATCCCTTTGTCAGTCCAACCAGTAGGTGCTGTAACACCGCTAGCGAACTCACCGCCGCTGTTGGTCCAAAGTTGGACACGACCAGCTTTTGACTTCTTACCACTGTCAGTGATAGGGTCTTTTTGCACATCTACCCAAGTGCCGTTGATTTGAGCACTAGAGCACTTCATTGCAAACTTTTGAGTATCACGGTCCACTTGCTGTAGCAATGCACCACCCATACCAAATGCAATGTTGTCTGCGCTGTATCCGTATGCTTGGAATGAACCAAGAATCATTCGGATAGTGTTTTCGTTGACACCGTCACCTTGGATTAGGCGAACGTTGTTTAGTACCTTGAAGCCTTTGCTGTTTACAGTAGATCCAAACTTAGCGTCAAGCTTCTGTACTAGTTGGCGGCACACAATGTCAGGATCACCGGAGTCTGGACGAATGACAACAGTAGCGCCGCTATCAATAACTTGTTGGCGTAAGGTTTCGCCCCAAAGTTTGTCCACCGCGTTGTAAATGTCATAGCTGTCGCTAACAATAGCAACAATAGATCCAGGCTTAGCGAACTGAGTAAGCATGTTTCGATATGCATCAACTTCTCCTTCGCGGCCCCATGATGTTATTGTGCTGTGTTCTGCGGCAGGAATACTAAAGCCAGCGATGCCAGCATTGTAATACTCACGAGCATATAGAACGCCCGTAACAGTATCCGATCCCATGAAGTTGACAAGGTGGGCCGCACCGCCAATGCCAGCACTCTCGAAGCTAGAAACACCCCGAGCACCAAAGTCGTGCAGTTTAAAATCAATAAGAGTTGGATCACCAGTTTTCTCCAATGCGGCTAAAATAACTTGACGGATTTTGTGTGACTGTGTTGCTACAGTGGTAGGATACCAAATGGCACGAAGCAATGCAGTCTCCAACCAAGTTGTTAGGGCAAAGCATTCTGGGTCTGTGTTTTCAATAGTGGCAAGTACGTTTCGAACTGGGACAACTGTGCCCTCAGGAACCGCCCTAATAACAACTGGGAGGTATCCATTGTGCTTGTCAAGGATGTGTTGCCACATGGCTCGTGGGAAAGGCAAACCGTGTGCGGTAAGCAACTCGTCAGCAATGTCGATATCTGACTGAGTGATGGGTTCAAGTAGGTATTCTTTGATGAAGGCTTGGAGTCCGAACATAACTGTTCGATCGTAACGCCCGCCCCGGCTTTCAATATAGCTGTATACACCTGTGGTACCTGCTGGGTATTGTTTGAGCATACTGACTTTATAGCTGTCAGTATTAAGTATTACATTTTTTGCGAGTTTCATGGTAAAGTTCCTTTACTAAAATTGCCCTGGGTCTATCCCTGGGACTTGCTTCTATTATAACAAGGTTTTCGTACCCTGTCAACCGAATTCTACTACAGTAACGCTACCGCCCTGAGCAGAAACAAGCTCTTCGAACCACTCTAGCAGTCCAAAGATACGTTGTTTGTCACCTCCAGCCAGGCCCATTCCAATCATGGGAAAGCCAAAGTTTTTAGATCCGTATAAGTGTGCAAGCTTACGAAGGATTAGTTCAAAACTTGTGTACTCAAATACATCGTTGCGCTCACCTGCTCTGTTAAAGTCATACTGAGTGTATGCGTTAAAGATAGTGAACTTGTCAGTCTTAGCTTCGGTCCAATTGCCTAGCTTGTAAATGTCACCAGACATAGTTTGTTGGTCTGCTCGATAAGCTTCTGGGTACTGCTCGCGAATTTGCTTTGCAATACCAGAGCCCATTGTGCAGAAACAATTGCAACCTTGGACGATAGCGTCGAAGTTACCTTGCTCTGCTAAAACAAGCAAATCACCCTTGACTAGTTTCAACATACGGGACTTTCTTTAGTAGTTCGTTTAGACGGTCCGCACACTTGCGAATGTCTTCACTTAGTTGGCCAGTGCCAACTTCACGCTCAATTTGGCGAGCGATGTTGTGCAGATCAATTACTGCATCATCGAGAGAATTGGTCATTTGTATTTCCTTCAAAGTAAACAGTTACACCATCAAAAACAGTTTCAGTATATTCGTCACGTTGGAAGCCACGTGATACTGAACGCATGTTCATTTCAATCTTAGAAACTTTCTTGCCAGTTTGTTCTTCAACAACCTTGGTAATCATTTCCTTGATAACCTTTTCGGAGATCTTTGCACTTACTGCAAAGTCAAAATTATATCCGTTCATAAAAAGTACCTCAAAACAAACACGGCGTTCAGTGCGCTGGCAAACATGTTAAGCCACCAACCCACACTCCATTGATCACAACTTTGTGCCACCTTCCAGCTGAAGTACACAAAGAACACGTTAATTAGAATAATCAAATCCATGTTACGCTCCCAAGAAGTGTTGCAGTATTTCGTAGTGGTCTTCGAAACATTCTTCGCTTCGCACATCTGCAATTGGAACCCAACGTGCCTTCTCAGCATCGTCCATACCTTTTACCTTAGGCAGTTCACCGTCAGGCAGTTCGATGTGAAATGCGTGAGTAATGATACGTCCACGTGGACTGCGATCGATTGCGTCAAACACTTTGCTTCGACGAATGTTACCACGCAACACAGGAGCAGGAACCTTAATGCCAGTTTCTTCGCGGAGTTCACGGATAGCGGCATCTTCTACGCTCTTGTCAGTGTTTGCGTTTACATAACCACCTGGCAGTGCCCACAAACCCTTACCGGGTTCAGCACGGCGTTTAATCATCAGTACGTGACCGGATTGGATAACCACTGCATCAGCAGTACTAAAGATAGGAGGATAAGGTAACGAAGCATATTGTTTCTTGTAGTTTGCAACAAACTCACGCTCACGAATGATTTGTGCAAACTCTTCAGTCTTGCGGAAGTTCATTAGGAAGTCGTAAGTGGTTTCAGGAACAACGTTCTTAATGAAGTTGCTGTTGAAGCTCCAGCTGAAATACAAGTCACGAATGTTAACTGCGCTCAGTGGCTCGATTTCTTCTACGTTAACAAAGTCCCATTGGGGAAACATGTCAAGGTAAAATGAGCTTTCATCTTTCTTGTGACCAATGACAGCGGTCTTAGTGCCAAGGATTGCATACTTGCTAACAATGCCTTGAACACGAACTGCCCATGCTTGATCATTGTAGATAGTGTCAACGTTTGGCTCAGTATAAACACGCATACTTAGGCCAGCAGTTGCGGCACGAATCATGCCAGCACGTTCGTCAAATGTAAAGGGGTTCTTGTAGGTGCGTGGTTGCTTTGCAGAACCTGCAATGATAACCAGCTGATCAGTTAGTGCGGTGCAACGCTTGATAATCTCAAGGTGAGCATTGTGCAGTGGCTGAAAGCGTCCAATGAGGACAAGTGTTCCATATGGCTTAGACATTTTATAACCCCTTAATGGTTTTGAACATTGACAAAGCAGATTCTACACGAATGCCTTCGTCCTTGCAGTGACAGATCAGTTTTTGTGCCCTCTTCAGGTATTCGCCGTGAGCACGACCAGTCCAGTCATCTTCTTTGTTTTTAAACTCGTAAAACCAACCGCAACCATCAGTATGGTTCCATGTGCAGAGCATACCGTGAAGCTCTTTGGCAAGTTGGTGATCAGGGGATTCCAGTTTGGCCTTTTCGAGCTCTTTTTCGAGCTTGGCCATATCAGCTTTGTGCTGTTTGATTTTTTCTTCGATACTGAAGATTGTTAAGTCTGACATTGTAAAATCCTTACAATAGTTTGATGCTTTGGGTCTATCCCTCTGCTTTTCTATTTAGTCTTATTATACGACTGTGCAACCCTTTTGTCAAGACAATTTTGCCAAAATGAGGTTTTGCAGTTCTGCAACATCCTCATCGGGTACGTAGAAGTCAGTAGTAGGATCGTAGTACGAGCCTTCTTTAACATCGTAGTACAGAACTTGACCGTTAGGGTAGTGGAACGGACCTTCAAGACCCTTGCGAGGACCATATTCCTGATTGTGCTTAAAAACGGTGTAAGCCATGTTCTACTCCTTAGTACTTAATGCCAAGAATCTTTTTGTCTGCGTCTGTCAGTTTAGACAGTGCCTTTGCTTTCGCTTCTTTGTCAGCTTTGATCTTTGCACGACGAGCACGTTCTTCTTCTTTGGCTCGAGCGTCATCGATCTTGTGCTGTGTGAACCAGGGACCTGCTTCTTTGTTCTTGAACAGTTTGTTGGTAGGATCAACACGCTCCAGTTCAGTCATTGCCTTGCAAGCAATGCGAGCAAGTTGGTCGCGCATCTTTTTGTATGTTTCGACTTCAGAAGCACGGTAGTCTGGGTAGTCATCGCGGTAATCACGGCAGGGCATAATCTTCTCCTTAACGAATTGACAAACGCTTAAACACGGCTTGGATTTCGGGCTTGTTCATCATTTCATCGAACTTGGCCTGTGGGTTGTAAGCTTCGCCTGTAACCCGATCCATCACCAAGGTAGCGTCCTTGACCATGTCTGCGGCTGTAATAGCTTCGCAGTAAACTTCTGGGCCTGTTTGAAAATTGTTGTTGGGGTCGTCCATGGTGTGCTCCTTACTGTCTATGTGTTTATTATACTAGATTTAGGCTCACTCGTCAACCGTTTCTTCCTCTGGGAAACCGTATCCACCACGGCACGAACCGTCATAAGGCTGGATAATTGTGTATACTTTAGTTTTACCAGACTTGAGCCACTCGTTGTATGCAAATGAATGGCTCTTGGCCAAGCAATCGCTAGCAAACAGTTCAGCTTCTGTATCAAAGTCAAACATGTCGGGGCTATTGCACTCGTAAACTTTGTACCAGCTTTTTGGAATCGAAGTGTTTGCCATTGTGTGCTCCTTTTTGCTGTCTATGTATGTATTATACTGGTTCTTGGACCTGGAGTCAACCGTTTTTCAACTGTTTTTTGGACTATTTTCGTTGTTTTTTTGCAACTGTATGTCAAAAACCCATGCATCTGTAAGGTCTCTATCTAAGTAAGCAAAAGGAAGCCAAAAATGTCCCTGTTCTCCCCAATTTGGACCAAAGCTGTTTCTAACTAGAATCTGCTGTTTTTCTAAATCGTACCCTACAAAAAGGACAGCATGTGCCCCAAGTTGGTTTTCGCTATCAGCGGGAATACTTAGAACTGGATTGCTTTCAGTAATGCGTTCAAAACCAGAATACATAACCAAACCAGCAACTACCGGATGGTCGTTGCTTAACGCATCAAGGATGTCTTCTTTATTAACTAAACGGTAATATCGTTTAATGCGATATTGTCTTGCGTTTTGATAGCACTCGGTTGGAGGCTTTACCTTAAACATTGCCGTATTGTAAGGCCACAGTCGTTCTTCACAAACACCATTGTGGTCCAATGCTTTGAGTGCGTCCCTAATGTAAACACCTTCGTCGACATTGGTAGTTTGTTCTTCTTCTCTAGCATTGTAGTATAAGAACAGTCTGCTTAGTTCAACAAAGTCAGCAGGATAGTCACGACGAAGTAGGAGCTCATATGCCCCCACTATCGCCTGAGCTGTGCAACTGCCCAAATCACTTTGGGATTCAATTGCACTAGCCATGCTTCGGAGGTCTACCTTTTCTTTTAGTGTGCTCCGAGCAAAGTTATAATAGTGGTCACGCCAATCACTAAGATCGGCAATGACCTGATACTTCCTACTCACGATTAGCTAATGAATCTCTCTGGGTAGTGTTGAATAGTACCTGTAATCAAACCATTGGCAAATACAGACAATACGTTGTTTAGACGGTTAGCAGATAGTTCAACAGCTGATTCGCTTCCGTTAACAATATCTTGAGTATGTGCAACTAACTGGTCAAAGATTTGTTGTAGTAAAATGTTTTGAGCAGGTTGGTTCCATGTGTTATTGTATTGGTAAAGCATGTTGCCGATGTCACTGCGGACAGCATCAAAACGGCTTCTCCAGTCTCTAATGTCTAGCTTGTTCTTCAGGTTCTTTGCAATAGCAATCATGATGAACGCTGTAGTACGCAAGTTCTGGTTTAGCTTTTCACCAAACTCTACACCATAGTAGTTCTTGAAAAGGTTGCCTAAGTCGTCGATATGGTCGAACAATACTTTTTCAGTTTCAACTGTTTTTGTCGCGTCATTTGCAACAATAGCCTTGCTAACTTCTTTAAGGTTAGCAGCCAAAGCCAAGAAGTAGTTTTCTACATCAGCTTTAAATTTGCTAGCGGCAGCTGGCTCCATCTTTGGTTTAGGTGGTTTAACAGTTTTGTCAACTACCTGCTTAATTTCAACTGCCATTGGATGACCGAAGTGCTCTTCGGTAATTGTATGAGTTACTCTCTTGTACATGTGTGTTTCCTTATTGAATGACGTTCCATCGTGTTCCGTCGAATACAATTACAATACTTTCATTTGAACCTAGTGAATGAACCGATGAAGTATCAATTTGTTGTCCACTGGTTCCTTTAACTTTTACATTGCCCTCAGCTTGGTTCTTTACAATGTAAACCTTACCAGTGATACCTAGCGGCAAAGTTATTTCAATGTCCTTTTTTGTGGCACCAACGTAATAGTCATTGACGGCGCAGGTGTAACTGTATGCAGTAAGCTTTACATTAAGTAAACTGCTACTACCTCCAGTTGCACTTAGTACCCCGGCTGGGGTAATACTTAGACCGCTACCGACTTGCACAACACCTAAATTCGAAGTTGATGCTACTTCCGCGTCCAACGTCATCTGTTGAACGCCCGTTAATGTTAATGGGTATTGCTTTAATGCAACACCAGGTTTAAGCGGTCTACTGTATGCCATGCTATTAGATTAGAATCCATTGTGCGCCATCAAACACTAATGTTAGTGAACCAAATGGAGCTGTAATTGTAGCAGCCGCGGACCCATCGATTGTATCAGCACCGTTAGGAGTGATAGTAATAGGCGTTAAGATTGTAGCAAGACCTAGACCGTCCTTAATTGTAAAGACTTGTCCTGTAACGCCTGCTGGCAAGTTTACTGCTACTGCTACAGGTCCTGGAACTTGTACGCTAATAACTTCGTCAGTTGTTGCGCTAACTGCAATAGGAGTAGCTACGGCAACTCTAACTGCTAGAGGCGAAATGCCACTTGAGCTAATTGTAATTGTGTTAGCACCAGTTCCTGTTGTTGGAGTTACTGTAATACCTGCTCCGGCAAGTATTGAGGTTGGGTTGTTTGTATATGACATGCGTCTTCCTTATGTTGATAGCGTATCTTTACACTATGCTCCATTCTGTTCCGTTGAACACAAATGTATTGCTACCATAGTTTGAATTGATAGTAGCAAAGCTTCCGTCAACAGTTTGTCCCCCACTACCTGCTACGATGATAGGGAATGTTTGTGCGTTACCCGAGCAATCTTTGACAATATAAACAGTACCAAGTATGCCCAATGGTAATGTAATAATCACAGGTGCAACATGGTCAACGCAAAGAAAATAATCAGCGGCTGTGGGTGTGTAAGTTGGGGTAGTAACCTCTGTAGTCGGTACAGGGCTTATAGTACCAGGTGGTCCAGGCGGTCCCGGTGGTCCAGGAGGTCCAGGTGGTCCAGGAGGACCTACACCACTACTGTTGTAAAACACATCGGCACCACTACCACCGTATTGTGCGATCACAGGATATGCTCGGCGAACTGGGACTACCCTTCTTCGGCGAACTGGTTGTCTTGTAGAAAAACCTAGATTAGCAAACATTGTATTCCTTAAAAGCTTCCACGGCCACCCCACTTAGTGAGTAGGCTTTTAAATTTAGACTCTTCAGCAGGTTCGGAGTCTACTACCGGTGTTATCTCAGTAACTGGGGTTTCTTCAACTGTCTCAACAACTTCAGGTTCAGCTTGCTGTATCACATGCTCTTCGAATATCTCTGGTGACATGACAGATGATGGATCTTGTGGCGCTGGTATTTCTAAGGCAGGTGATAGTTTGTTGTAAATTTCCAATGCTCTGTTAACGATGTCTTTCTCTGACGGATACACTAACTTCACATTGTACGGCGGCAACAACATTCCTCGAGTTTTCCATGCTTGGTTGCATGATGCGCTCCATTCTTGATATGCTTCATTTTGCTTTTGAAGGAACTCTTCATTTAGGCTTGCTCTAGCAAGCTTGAGCATTTCAGCCAGTTTGCTTTGATCAATATTCTTCATAGTATTTTAAACTTCAAAATAATAGCCGCAATTGAACTCAGAATTGCGCTTGCAATAGTAACAAGACTACCAACCAACAATCGTCTACTAACTCGTTCCTGTTCTTCAAGTCTGTCAAACTTTTCTTCGAGTTTAGCCAGTCTATCTTCTACTGCCACTCTACGTTGCTCACAGAGCATTACGTGAGTTTCAAGGTCTGTTAGCTCTGCGCTTTTGTTGCTTGGTACTCTAATAACTGACATGTTACTTTACAAATAAACTTGGATACTGTGCAATGATGCCTCTGCTAAACACATCGGCGATACTGCTGTAACCTTGATTGACATGGTCAGGGATACCAGTGACAACTAGTTTTTCTAGACTGTCAAGGGCGTCAGTGTTGTCAACCCATTCTTCTTCATAACGTGACACAATGGCTTTTGTCCATGTTTGTGTTAGCATTGTGAATAATTCTTCTAGCAGAACTAGCGGCCACTGTGTTGGGTTTAGTTCATGCAAGAATCTTGCAAGGTCGCCAACTAGCTTTGCCCAGATACCCTGGAACTGATCTGTGCTTCTTTTGTCTTTAACTGCGTCAACAACTTCTGTACCAACTTTGGCAATTTCTGATAGTAGGTTCTTTAAGTCGTTGCCTGCTGTGATGCCATAATATGGAACAATGAAGTCACCTAAGGCAGTCGCTGTTCTCATTAAACGTGCTTCTACTTGTGAAGTTCCAGGTAGGCCAGCGTTCATGCTAATGGAATAGTTTAATAGATTCCAAGCGTATTTTGCCCATAGACTGCGTGAGTCCATTCTGAAGACCAATGTTGCTTCGTTCATAACTGCATAAGGCAGTTCTTGCCCTGGCTGGACTTCGCCATCTGCTAGCATTGGTCGTTGATGAAAATGTTCTTCGACAATTTCATGTGTAATTTTTTTGTACATAGCTTCTCCTTACCAAACTACAGTTGGTGATGCTGTTTGAATACCGCCAATGGCACCTGTGCCAATGACATTCATGTTTTGGTTAGCAATTGCGCTACCAACAACATTGGTCCCAAAGTTGTTTCCGTAACCGTAGAACCCATAGCTTGGGTAACCCCAACCTGGATTGAAACTTCTATACATTGGATAATAGTAACCTGCAAACATTTCTTTTCCTTTAAAAAATGGGTTGACCTTGTGAGCCAACCCATTGCGGTCTATCTTATAATAATCCGCCTGAGCCGTAGTAACCATAGCCTGGATAACCGTAGTACGGATAACCGTAGCCGTAACCCAAACCTGGGTAACCGCAACCGTAACCATAGCACGGATAACCAATGCCGCCCATATAAGGGAAACCTATACCGGCGCCTAAGTAACCTCGACCATAACCCCATGTTCTATACATAGTGGTCCTCCTTTAGTTGATTAAACAACTGTTGTTGGTGTTGCAGTTTGTGTACCGCCGACAGCACCAGCGCCAATTACGTTAGAGCTTTGGCTAGCAATAGCACTATTCAATGCACTCAATGCGCTGTTAGTGTTTGCACTTTGATAAGCGGCAACGGCGCCACCGTACGCAAGACCTAGACCAGCGTACTGGTTGTTTAGACCAGAGAAAGCAACGTTTGTGTTGATTAATGCTGTGTTCAAGTTTTGTGTGTTCAAGTCGACGATTAGACGACGAGTCATTTCGGCTTGTTCCATTGTCAAACGTTGTTGTGATGCGTTAGCATCAGCAATAGCACGTTGAGTGGCGGCCGCTGTTTGACCAATAGCAGCATCTGTGCGTGCCGCGGCCAACATTGCCTGTAATGTGCCTTCGCTTGTTGCTTGTTTCAAGTCAGCAAGAGCACTAGCATCATGTAACGCTACCTGCATCGCGCGGTTGTTAATGTCGTTTGTTTGTGCAACTTGAAGTTTGTAGTTTTCAAAAATACTATCTGAAACCTTTGTCTTCACGTCTTGTACGTTTTGCAAGATTGAGAAGAAAGGATCAGTTGTAAGATTTGTCATATCAGCCATGTTAATTTTTCCTTTAAGTAAAAATGTCACTACAATAAAATCAATTTATTTGCGGTAACAGTTCTAGTTAAAGAGAATTTGCTGATTCTAACTCTTGCGGAAGTATTACACAGACATCAGTATTAGAGGTCATAAGAAAGCCCCTTGCGGGGCTTGTGTGTATGTGTCTAAGCTCGTAATCCTTCAGCACTTGCATATACCGCAAGTTGTGTTCGATTACGTACTCTATACTCTTTAAGGATTGCGCTCACATGTACCTTGACAGTACTTTCGCTAATGTTTAGCACCTGCGCTATCTTCTTGTTGCTTAGGCCACGGCGTGTGACTAAGTTGAAGATTTCTTCTTGACGTTTTGTTAAGACAACGTCATCAGTCTTTTTTACTTTAGGTCTTAGTTCGCTACCTGGTAACGAATCTATAATGTGCTTTGGCCAATACGGTTGGCGATGATATATGGAATCTACTGCGACCAATGTTTCTGAACAACCAAAGCCTGCAATAGAAGGAACAATGCCAATTACTGAAGTTTTTCTTAACTCTTTGATTACCGATGAATGTGTGTTTGGTTCAATAACAACACCAATGGGTACTGTTTGTCCGGGTAATGTAAATTTAACTAATGTCTCCACCATTGAGATAAACTCATAAAGTGTAACGTTTGTAGACGACAGCATACTAACATGGATGATAATCTGTCTCGGAGATTCTGCTATGCGCTCACTTAAATCCGCCCAACTGTTGCAAAGTCTTGTTACCCACGGATACTCTCGTTCGTCTAACTTAGAAATTTCCTTGTGTGATTCCCAATCGCTGTTAAAGTAAATGCTAACTGGCTTAGAATCAAACTTTGGCAACTTCTTTAAGATATCTTCGGGCCAATATGTTCCTGTATCTAATAGTTGTTTAACAGATTTGGTTCTTGCTTCAACACCCCAACTGGCCGCGTGTAATGAAACTCCGGCAATGCCTGCTTTATAGTATTCTTCTACTAGGTCTATTTTGGTTGTGTTTCTAATTACAACTGAAATAGGTACATGCTTATCAATGTAAACTCGTAGACGTTCAACAAAGTCATTAGCTGACATGTTGTAAGAAGTTGGTAGGTCAGCATGAAAGTCTACTAATACTACATTACGTGACATTAGCTCTTCGAGCTCTTTCCATGATTCACATTGAACACACTCGCCGTCAATGAGGTTACTTAAACTCTCCTGTACAGGCATGGACGTTTTCCATATCTCTAGCTTTGCGTTACTTGCTATGTCTAGTGGTCTAAAATTAATTATAGTGGGCGTCTGATTAAACTTGAACATTATTGGTTTCCTCTAAATGTACTTACGGTGCTTTTTAGGTATTACCTTAAAGCACTAGTATTAGACCTACGCCAGTATTAGATCCAACAATACAACTTAAAGTTTATAACTTGTTCTAGTTTACTATAAAAACTATAAATGTCAACCTATTATGTATGTTCGACGTATTGTATGTTAGCCATTTTAATTGCATGTTGGCATACCTTGCAAGGCTTAGCCAATACAGGCTCACCGTTCTTGTTGTATCGTGTGATAACAATCTTGTGTGCCTTGCTCCAGTCTTTTAGTTTAACTAGAGCCTCTACTTCTGCATGGAGATAGATTTTGTCTTGAAGCCCAACGTGCTGTGCAAACTTTGCCTGCAAGGGGTGAGTCTTAACATAACTATTCTTGCCAATGCTAATAATACGACCTTTACGATCGTAGATCAGCGCCGTAATGTTTTGCGGAGTACTCATTTCAAGTCTTTAATATGCTTGCAATCACCGCGAAATTTAAAACCACTGCAAGTGCAAGTAAGGCCGTTATCAGTCTTTTCTACAATGTACTTGTCGCCCTTACTGCCCATTACTACCCATTGGGGATTAACAGGAGCTTCCTTCTCAATGGTAAAACCAAACGTGTTTGGTACAGCCTTAAACGTGCGACCACGAGTATCAATCTTGATAGCGTTCTTAAAACGCTTTACTTCTTGACGGCCCGGGGCAATGTATGCAAACATCTTAGACTTGTCATCACTAAGAAGATACACACCGCAAGGGATAGAGTCTTTGTAGTCGGTGGTTTCTTGATAAAACTTCACGATGCTACTCCAATTTCTTGAACTGCTTCTGTTGCTTTGAGCGAGCCGAGGTACTCCATAGTGAACCTACGCTTGCGACCATTAACACTAATCTGATAGCCGGGTGCAATGTAGTTACCGTAGAATGAACCGCCTTTGTGGAACGCCATGGGACGAAGCTCACCAGTTACTTTAAGTGAGTATAGTTTCTTGTCGCTGAGATTCCAGAAGTAACCTGGATAGCGTGTTGCTACAAATTCTTTAGGTAAGGTAACCATTAGTCGATCCTTGTGTGAGTCATTTTCTTAATCAAGCCTTCGATGTATTCATTATCCTTGCGGTACGCCGCGGCCAAAGAATCCTGACCTGGTTTGTCAAGGTGAAAAAGAAGTTCGTAGTTGTTTCGCTGTATTTGCTTTTGCATGAAGTCCATGATATTTTCAGCATCAGCATCACTTACAATGAAGTTAAAGTGAATCATTCTTTAACTCCAAAATGTTGTTTCATCCGTTCTTTGATAACTTCAGAAATATTCTCGTTGATATAATCTTCACGGGTATACCAAACTTGTTCCATACATTCCCGAACAAACAACTCAACGAACAATTCTAAATCAACACCATCTTCGTTATGTTTGTCTAGTGCAAAGAACATGCCAAATTTGTCATTGGTCATCCCAGCCTTTTCAGCAAGTGCTTTAATTCGTTCATTCATATAATCACCTTGATAATGTAATCGTGCTTGATGTTTGCTTCCAAGAACTTTATTTTAGCATCATGCTTGTTTTTAGCAAGAACTTCAAAATGTTCCAAGCTTGGCTTTTGATAGGACTTGTAAACAACAAGATACGTTGTCATACTGTAAATTCCATTTCGATTTCACAATAGTCGTTCTGCTTGTCAACAAAGGCCCACGCTTCGTCCTCTGTATCAAAACGACCCATCTCCATCCCACGCCACTGTTCTGGGCCAGTACCGTCAACATCACCACCAAACTCAACTTGATAAACCACATATTTGTAATTCATTTTAACAATCCTTTGTAATACTGATACAATCCAGCAATCTGATTCCAATCGCGACTTGGACCACAGCGTAGATGCTTTCTGTAATACTCAACTTGACTGCGGATAAACTCTTGACTCATTTTGCGTCTCGCAACTCTTTCTTCAACCATGCAAGGTTGGTACTTGATGTAACCTTCACACCATTGAGAAAAGCATAATAAACGGATTGTGCTCCACCAACGTGCTTTTCAATAGTCCACTGTTTGTATTGTACAGTTTCTTTAAGCATTACATGCTCCAGTAAGATTCGCTAGCTGGGTTGCAACACCAAGGAGTGTCGCGGTCAATTTGCACATCCTTACCAGTCATCAAGTTCTTAACTGTTTTCATAGTTGGGAAAAACTCGATGCGGAAGCCCAGTCGTGTGGGGTACAGTTCGTATTGCAATTCGCGAACTTCACGCTTCATTTCAGCTTCATCGCGATGTTGCCAAACTGTAGTGCTAACAAGACGCTCACCAGACTTGGTACGCTTGTCTGCTTTGTAGATGTACATGGTGTGAGTTTGTTTCATGCTGTTCTCCTTACAGGGTGTTCAATGCGGGTTGCATGTCAGCGATCAGTTCACGTTCACGAGCGTGGGCGGCAGTCTTGCCACGCACCACTTCGAGCAGGTATGGAGTAAAGCCTTCACGGCCGTATGTACGAAGTGCTTCGCACAAGTTCCAATCCTTAGTCTCTGTACGAGCACGGGACAGGTGACGGTTAAAACGTCCACGAACAGAAGACAAAGCAGTACCGCTAACAACTGTGATACCGATATAGCTTTCGCCAGTAACTTCGCAATACAGTTCGTAAATTGCGTGGTTACGATCGGTACGGCGTTTGCGGGTTACTGTTTTGCTGTTCATGTATGTATTATACTCTATTTTGAGCCTTGGGTCAACCGTTTTTTGGTACTTTTTGAGCCTATTTTTCGTTGTTTTTATGCAACAAAGCAAAGGTAATACTTTTTGTTACATTTCTGCAACAAAAAACCCGCCAAAATAGCGGGTTTTGATAGTTAATGGGTACTAACTTAGCGGCCCAAACCCTGTCTGTAAGCTTCATTCTCACGTTTACGCTGTTCTTCGTAATAACGCTGACGTGCTCCACGCTCACAAGCGGCACGTTCATTATAATAAGCATACTGATTGCATTGTGTGCTAACAATAACCACCTGCTCTTGCACTACAACAGGGCGATGACTGTTAGCAATGCTATAACCAACTACACCCCCAACCAGTGCTGGACCGACATAGCGGTTAGCACAACCAGTTAGGGCCAATACTGCAACAAATAAGACTAAAAGTTTCTTCATGGTAAACTCCTTTGAAATATTTACCGGCGCATTGATGAGATTGCCACTGCTTCTTCGTCGCTGAAAATAGGGACAGCATTAGATTTGTGCATTGTGCCAATACCCTTGACCTTTGTACCAGTGTATTGTGGTGGCGCCTTGTATGTTGCTACACCAACTTCGCCTGTATTGCGGGAAGGAATGTGTGCTGTAGTGCGGCCCACTGGAGCAGACAGTTTGTAACTCAATGGTTCGGCTTCCATTGCACGTTTGCGTTTGCGGTCCTCTTGCTCTGCGCCTTGACGCTTTAGTAGTTCGTTCCACGATTCTTCTAGCTCACGTGCCTTGCGGGCGTGTTCAGCAGATGCAAACTTTCGTTTACTTTTCTTCTTGCCAGTAGTACTGAGCCATGGACCTTCTAAATGCATTGACATAGTATTTGGTGTTTCGTGACGATGTAAGTATTATAAGTAGAACGGAGAACAAAGTCAACCATGAACCCAAACGTTAAACGAATCAGAGAAACTACAGACAAACTTGGAGGCCCATTAGTCCTCTTACGTAGTGACGCATTAGATTTTACACCAGCATTTTTACCACTGTGGAAGGGCTGGATCGAAGTTTATGAAAAAGGTTGGGCCATTCATAGATTACACTTTGGGAATAACACACCGGTGGTATGGGCCGAACGTCCCGACGGCAAGTTTGTTGGTGCTATCAATTACAGATGGATTCCGGAGGATAAGGCAGTATGGATCTTAATGACTGTTACTGAAGAAGATGAGCGTCAAAAAGGTATCAACAACTTACTACTCAATGAAGTAGAACGTTTAGCAAAGTTACTTGGTGCAACTAACATTGGTAGCACTATTCATGTAGACAATACAACGGCAATACGTAGTGCAGAAAAGACAGGGCGAAAGATACTATTCTATCGAACGCACAAAGAGATATAAGAAAAGGGCTCCTAAGAGCCCTTTTTGTTTGAGTAATAAAAATTACTTCGCTGCCTTGATCTTACCAACTAGACCTTCTGTGAAGATGGCGTCATACTTGGCGTGTAGAGGAGCTGTTGCTGCCTTGAAAGAAGCTGTTTCGTCGGCTGTTAGGTGAACAACGTTGATACCTTCTTCTTTAGCACGAGCTTGTGTCAATGCGATGTCTTCGATAGACTCTTGACGTTCGATGCGAGCGGCAGCTAGTGCGGCGTCAGCAAAGATTTGCTGTGTAGCTGTGTCTAGGCTGTTCCATAGATCCTTGTTGATGATCAAGCTTGTTAGGAACAAGCTGTGTTCACTGTGAACTAGACTCTTAGAAACGGCAGCTTGCTTCATACCATAGATACGTGGGTATGTAGATTCACCAGCGTCAACTGACTTGTCAGCTAAAGCTTCTGCTAGTTGTTCGATGTTCATTTCAACTGGCTTAGCACCGATAGCTTCGAATGTGTCGCGAGCAACTGGAGATGCTGGAATGCGAACACGTAGACCACGTAGGTCTTCTAGTTTTTCAATAGCTTCGTTAGCTGGGATAATGCGGAAACCACCGCTGTATGTGAAAGCTAAACCTTGAACGTTTGATTCTTCGGCTAACTTTGCAAATAGTTGTTTACCAACTTCACCATCTAGTACACGTTCAGCGTGGTCGTGTCCTTCGAATAGGAATGGTAGGTCTAGTACAAACATGTCTTGGCTTAGTTGACCAAGTGTTGTTGTGTACATTTGAGACATTTGAACTGTACCGCTTTCTAGTAATTCTAGTAGTTCGAAACGGTTGTTGATTGTCTTGCCTTCTGCGTACTTGTCGGCGTATTCTTGTAAACCAAGAATTTCAATCTCGAAAGCACCTTCAGTTTTTTCGCTAACTTCTTTAGCGAATTTTTCGGCTGCACGTAAGAATAGATCGTACGGCTCGTGGGCTAAAACCCAAGTTAATTTTGTAGTCATGACTATGTGTCCTATGATCATGCCGGCAATTACTCGGCATGTTTGTAGTCCGCCTCTGTGGCATATACAGGAATATTTAGCTGATCACAAAAAAATGCTCACTTTTGCTAATATTTGGCGTGATACTAGCACAGGCAGCAGCCGCCTGTTTGACGCCTAGGGCAACTAGTGCCCTTAACCGTTAGCGACAACGGCCCTAAGGTGGGTTCTTACTTAAAGCTATTTATTGTTTACCAGCTTCAATTTGTGCTTCGTACTTTACAGTCAGCTCTTCCATTTGTTTAACTCTGCCGCTAAAGAACTCACTGGCAGATAGCTTTGGTGTAGCAAACTGCGGTGGGCTCATATCAGCAGAGTCTAGGAAGTACTTTGCGCCAACTTTTTCTTGTGCGGCTTCTAAGATAGCAGAAATTTCTTTACGCCTTGCTTCAGGCATCTTTACGTTGGCAACTACTGCCATAAAAATGCTTGGTGTATTAAAACCTTGTTCACGTACAGTTTTTACTTCTGGCATCAAGTCACTTCTCTTATTACAATTGATACCTAAGATTTGTAGCTTGGGATTCTTTGCTTTGAAGATCTGATAGTGTGTAACACGTTCGAGCACAAAGTTAACAGGCTCGCCACCTGCCATGTTTACCAGGGCATCGTAGTTTGCTTTATAGACAGCGTACCTAACTTTGAAACCATACTTCTCGCCAATCATCAATGCTGTAATGTGTGCGGCATTGCCAAAGCCTGTTCCGCCTAC